TCTCTGTCAGATATTTCCTTTAGCTTCCCATCTCGCTCATTAGCTAACCGCAGCACTAGCTCTGTCTGCTGATCAGATCCATCTTGGGTATTCTCAAGAATGATTTGCTGACGACGAACAAAACTGTTTTGAATCATCTCTTCTTGGGTCTGCAATGAATTAATAACCGAATCCAACTCACCATTAATGGCAACGGGAGTAATACCCACGGGACCAGTCCCAACCCCAGTCACCGTTGACCCAGGCAATGATAATTTTTGAGCAGGTCTACTGGCTTGATTCTCGAGTGCTGTTAATTTCTGAGAGGCCATGACAGCAGCCAAGGCAAACTCATTAGCAATATTTTTAAAATTAGATAAACTTCTTCGAGTAGAAGCGTTATCAAAGAGAAAGTTTTCAACCTCAGATCTAAGGACCAATAAATCAGTAATTGACTTAGCTAAACGATTGTAAATAATATCGAGCTTAACCATCGCTACTTGGGTAGGCAATATTGAGCCGATGCTATCGCGAAGGCCCTGCGACAAATCGGTTATCGCCTCATTAACCATGATGATGGTGTCTGCCAACTCTAACGTCAAAGAAGTTCCCAATGATGAAAATGATGTTGACATATTAGTGATAGCATCATTCACCGAGGCAAGCTTATCTGCATCAGCGCGGGTTAATGAAAAACCTAACTCACTAAACTGGTTGGACAATTCATTAATCGCCCTTGATCCACCATCAGCAATTTGAAGTAATTTAGCCCCTTCAACATCCCACAACTTAATGGCCAATCTAACTCTGTCGGCTGAGTTCTCAACTTTATCAATAGCATCAGCCAATATTTTAAACTGCTCATCCGCTCGCAAATTATTCAAAGCAATGGCGGACAATCCTAATTCATCTAGTGCTTTCCCTGTTTCGCCGATGCCTAATGCAGCTTCTGATATTCTTCGAGTTTGCCTTTGTAGTCCTGTGGTAAATGTATTGAAACTCACCCCAGATCTTTCTGCAATAAAAGCAAATTCACTCAGTGCTTCAGTAGATATTCCAAGCCGAATGGATAGCTTTTGAATATTGTCGCCTGCATCAATCGATTTTTTTATAATATTCGCAAAACCCACGCCAGCAATCGCAGTGGTTAACAGGCCAAACGCATTCGACAAGCCGCGAGTGCTTTGTCTAACCAGCCCAATGTTTTCACGAGACCGACGAAGATTGCGGTCAAATCGAGAAGTGTTGGCAATCATGTCAACACTAATGGTGCCTATCGTCGCCATTTCATCGCCTCCATATTTTTCTTTGCCGAATGATCCAGCTCATTTCTACGCTGCTGCTTTTCAAGGTCTTCGTTTTCCAGTAGATAAAACACTTGCCATTCGGCCAGTTCATGACAATCAATCACCTGATTCAACTGGGACACGGTGTACCCCAGCTTTTCCGCTAACCTAAACTTGAATCTTCGCTCTGGCCGATCTCTAAGTTTTTTTCTATCTCATCCATTTCCTTGTCGCTCATGGCATTAATCCTTTGAGCGGCAGATACCACGCGGTCTAAAGCAACACTACTCTGATTGCTTAATGCAGCGACATGACTCATATTAGCAATACATATCCCTGACTCATCGCACATTGTCATTACCAATAGCTTGGCACGAATATTCTCAAGATCAGGGACGAACTTGCCATTTTCTTTTTTTCTGAAAGAAGTCTCGTAGTCATCCTTTTCTTGCCCTGTCATTGTTTTAACATAAACATAACCACCCCATTCTGGCACCTCTACTTGTTCCACCTTAATGGAGTTGCAAGAAAGAATGGTATCAATATTTAATTCAGGCATTATGCCGTAGCTCTAGTTAATGTACTGGCTGCTTTGATACTGATGGGAACGGCGGCCAAATCGCCCACAGCGCCAGCTACAGGCTGATAATTCTCAACAATGCCAGTGCCGGTATAATTAGGATTTGTTGAGCTAACACCCCCTGTATTAACTGGACGAACGATAATAGCAGTCGTCACTCCTACCAAAGAGAATATAGTAGCGTCCACCTGTGATGCAGCATAATCCTGATGGAATTCAACCGACATGGTCCAATCCTTAAGTCCACCTTTATTCGATCGAGTCGTATCACCCATCGCCGTATCATCCAGCATCTCCGCTGAGTAATCGATAGTCAGCGACTTGACATCGTTTGATAAATCAACCCCATTAATACTAAAGAAAGCATCCGTTAAAACCAGTGTTGCCATGTTAAATTACTCCGAAGGTGACGACAAAAGGGAAGCTGGGAGTAGTCCCGCCGACTGTATAATTAACTCTAAAATAATCATCTGTTACCGCACCAGCCAACTCTAACCATTGCGATGCTTTTGCAGTGGCCTGGGTAAAAGTTAAAGCGGTCGCAGGTGAGGTAAATCCCGCATTGTCATCTCGCTGAATAATAACATCTAGCGTGGGCGATGTGCCGGTGACAGGCCCGATGACATGCAAGGCTGCATAAAGCTTCTGCGTGGATGAGACAGCTCCTAATTGATAGCCTGTTCCATTGCCACTCGCCGTCACTGTGCTATTAATACCTACCAAACCTCTTATCAGCTTGCCTGTACCCTGCGCTGTGGCGGTAAACTTATACAGATCACCGATGCTACCAGACTGCCCATATTCACCCACAATTGATTGAAATAAGAAAGCACGCTCACCCGAAGCCCCTGCCTCAGGAGAAATAGAGCAAGGGGCATCAGCGACAGAAAACAGGGTTGAGAATAGCACTTCATCCACCAGGTCAGTGCCTGCCTGCCAAAATCCAGCCATACTCATACTCACCTTTTTAAGCCCACCCTTATTCGATCGAGTATCATCCCCAAAAACGGTATCATCCAGCATCTCTGCCGAGTAATCGATAGCCAGAGAATTGAGATCTGAACTAAGATTAAATTGATCCAGCCAAATTTTCGAGTTCTGTACGACTTGAGTTGCCATTTATCTTACCTGTAATGCACCATGTAATCGTGGATGAATTGCCAATCTTCTGTTTCAGGGTCATAAAAATCAAATTCGTTTTCCATGAAAATCGCTTGCACAGTCACGCCAGCAGCTGTTCCTGTCCATCGCTTTAAAGCCGCTTTGACCTGAGTAGCGGCATCAGCCGCCACGGAATCATCCGCCCCAAATGCTGATACCTGCACTCTGGCATGCTGCAATCCTGTATCCGAACCCATCGCCCAATCGTAAGTATTACTTACCACGTAATAAGTGACCGCAGGATAGACAGGGTTTTGAGGTAATATCTTATGATAAATTCTATTGGACACCAAGTTTGTTAGCGCAGTATAAGCATTAAGCCGAGTCTTGATAGCCTTAAGAACTTCCATTATCCAGCTAGCCTTCTTATCTCAACATCAATATTACGAAAGACCTCATCACGAAACTTATCAATGGCATCTTGCGCCTTAGTATCAAAGGCCGGTCTAAGAAATGGTTTTGACCTTGCCCCAGGATGCATCTTCGATCCTTGGGTCTGCCTAGACCTTCGACCCGTCCTAAAGTTAGCCAGCTTATCGCGTTTCCTTAAGCTATGTGGGCGAGTGCCAAATTCAACTAAGTGAGCATACCAAGGGTCTTTCTTTTTATCTCTGTTTTTTCTTGGCCCCATTTGAACAAAAACCTGTCCAGGTCTTCCTCGTTTAAAACGAATACCTAAACTTTTTCTTAGCAGCCCACTCTCAACAGGCACATTTAATTTAGCCTGGTCAAGTACCACTTTAATACCGGCGCGAATGGACCGTCTAAGCACATTCTTTGAATTGCGAATAGGGAGCTGTATCAGCGCCCTTTCAAGCCGATCAAATCCACCTATTGTCACAGAAGTCATACTTGCTCCTCACACATTAATTCTATCTCACGATTGCGCTCATTGATATTAATGATTGACTGTATATCATAGACCTTGCCATCATAGGATACGCGCATCTTCGTCGTGATTCCACTGAAGTAATTAAACCTAAAGGAGACATTATTCTTTGTGTTTATCTGCCTGCTTGAGAAATACTCCTGACCCCTTGTTGGACTCACTTCAGCAAACACCTTCTTAAAGGTTGCCCAAGTTTCAGCTAACCCACCAAAAGCATTAACAACCTGAGTGACTGTTTCTATCTGAATAGACTTTGACTTGCGACCTGATATCAAAATCTCACCAATCGATAAGGATCCAGCATCATTTCATAGGAGCGCTGATAAGTATCAAATTCATTATTAAATAAGTTGCCAAATAGTAACTCACATTTAATTTTAATCGCTTGCTTGATCACTTCAGGCACAGCAGCATACCCACAGATATATTCCACTTCAATGGCATTATGCTTGTCATAGACTTCTGGCCACGATTGGGAATAAGTTAATGAGATATGGCCTGGATCGCTACGGTTATCTACATCATAAATACTGGTAGCTAATGTTTGCAATGCGTTAAGTGAATCATAATACTTAATGCTGGTGACAGATTGTAACTGTCCATAGGGTAATGACAGTGAGTAAAACGAATCAGCATAATACGTCCATGTCTGTGTCATGAATCTTCGCCATGTCACCACCTCTGCATCATTGGTGGCTGCTTTAAGAATGCCGAATATCAATGTATCATTATCATCCGTACCCTCTCTTAGCTGACACTTCGCCTCATCTAGCGTGATGGGATAGCCTGTTGGCGCAGTTAATAATGTCATCGGCATATTACGGAACCTTTATAAAATGAGCGACACCTTGCTGGTGCCGCCCACTACACACTCTACTTAAACAATTTCATCGACTGAGGCAAGATCAAAATCGCTGGCAGGCCCATGTCGAGGATTCATACCCAACAGAACGGCGGCACTATCACTAGCGGCTGTCGCCACTGTCATGATAATAGCGACAAATGAGAAGCCGCCTGCCACGTCCAATTCTTCAGCCAAAACATTAATGATGGCCTGCTTGTCACTGTCAGTCCCTGCTGCCGTAAACTGGGTGATGGCTTTGCCGGTGATATCCTTGACACCAGTGCCAGAGCTATCAGTCGCCTGTACTAATTTTGCGTCGACGACTGAATTGGTGGCCATCGTTCCCATCATGATGATAGCCATCAATGATTGGAATTTACCAGCATCCATGTAATCAGAGGTTAACGCACCGGCACCATTAGCATCTGGATCGATGACCCCACCTACTGCAACTGCTTGACTGCCTTTCATATTCATAAATGCCCCTTATGCGCGAGCCGCTAATTGAACAAATGGTGAAAGTGTTGACGCACCATTAGAAGGTGAGAACGCGGCTTGAATCGAAGGCTCGCCATCCATGCGGTAAATCGCACGGAAAGCGGTCGCTGCAGCATCAAAGAACACATGCATACTGGTAGCTACTTCAATACCGGATGACTTGGTAATCGTGCGATAGGCCATTAAATCAACCAAGTAGATATCACCCAGCGTTCCCAATGTTTGGCAAGTCTGGGAGACAATCACCGGACGACCCAACAACATACCCGCTGGTGATCCTTTCATGCCTTCATTGGGCGAGGTCCAGATCGGCTGGTTGCTGATGGTCATGGTGATCAACTGATTGTAAGCATCATTGTTAATCAGCCAAACTGAATTAGCCATGGACCCTGCTGGCAAGCGGCCAAACATTTTGGCCACATTGTTAGCGTTAATCGTAGCCGCCACTTGTGAGGTTTCTTTCGCCACCGTGACAATGGCCGATGAAGTAGCAATGCCTTTTGGTTGCCCTGCACCGGTACCATTAACGATACCGTTATCTGTCTTCCACTGGAT